GGTAAAGGGACTCAAACCTGCCAAACATTACCCAATTGAGGGAAAACAATGAGCGTCTCAAAGAAAGACTTTAAGCGCATTTTACAAAGCGTCATAGAAGTTAACGACAATGCTGTGGTAAATGTCTTACTGATGATATACGAGCGTCAGACATACGAAGAGCAAGTCAATCAAGATACAATAGAAGATAACGGCATGGGATTCAATGGAACAGACGGAGAAATTTTGTCCTCTTTCTCTGCGCAATATCTTCAAAAAGGATATCTATCCACAAAGCAGATCGAAATGGCAAGAAAGAAAGTAAAGAAGTATTGGGGGCAAGTTCTCTCGATCTTGGGAAACGATCTCTCCACGATCACAACCGATCCTGGCACAACAGAACACGACATAACAGAATACAACCCACAAGCAGAACAAAAAGAACCAGAAGCACAAGAAACAGATTTGTATCTTTGGAAATAATTAAGTAAACGTCGGGCGGGAATTTCCCGCCCTCTTTTTTTGGAATGACGAAACAAACAAACAAGTTATGCCAAAGCAGGAGTAAACAGCATGACAAGTATTATTTTAATCGTATTTTAAAGTGTCGATAATTGTATATCGGAAATTTCGTAATTTGGATTTTCACAGCAGTTCACAGAAAGTGGGAAATCTATTGTCGGATCCACTTCGAGATCGTGACCACAGTTGGAACATTTAATCGTCATGGTATCTATGTCAACATTAACATCCGTCATAATATCAAGATTGTTTTAACTCTATTAATATTTTTATACTATTAACTCAATTCAATAATCTATGAAACAAATTTACGATGCCGAAGATTTAAAAATATAATAAATTCTCAAGGTGTTTCTCTTGCATCGAGTGTCAAAATTACAGAAGGTGGAATTATACACTCTTACAGTCTCAAAAGATCAACTTGAATTAATGTTCAAGCGAACTGGTCTTTTGGTTAGAAGTATTGAATTGAGCAAAGATTCTATAATTGTGGATCTTGATCCTCCAAATGAATTTGTGAGGCCTAAACAATGATTGAAAAATGCCCAAAATGTAATTGCCGATTGATCATAACAAATACCGCGAAAGTCTGTAACGCCTGCGGATATTCAGTGACAATTGGTAAAGCAAATACATCAACGAATGATAGGTTATATCGATGACCGAGAAAGAACATTTAACATCCGATGAAGCCAGTTTTCTATATGAGAATACTGATGTTTTTATCGAACAGGTTAGAACGATCAAGGGAGATAATTTCTCTTTAGATGAGCGCGGATATCTCAGAGATATCTATCATCAATTTTCTTTAATACCTCGTGAAGATCGTAAACCGACAATAGTGGTGTTATATTGTTCTCGTAAAGTTGAGAAGACCGAAACTATAATCAATTTGATGTTAATTCCTGAGATGCTTTTGGATTATTTTACATTCACTTACACAGCGCCCAGGGGACAGCAGATTTCCGATTTCTCAGTTAAAAGATTCACTGAGGCAGTGACAACATCCAAGAACGGAATTATTGATGCTAAACTTAGGCGTCCTACCAGTGTCTCTCACAAGATGTTTACCGCTGATCCTGACGGTAAGTGGTTCAATCACTTGTATTTATATTCCGCTTGGGGAGATGCCGCCAGTTTGCTTGGGCAAGAGGGAGATGGTGTTGCTTGTGATGAGTTTCAAGATTTCGTTCCTGGGACTCTTCCAAAGATTATGGAAATTGTCACATTATCTAAATACAAATGGATTGTAATCTCTGGAACCGCTCGTGATGAAGGGGACGACTTTCATAAAACGTTTCAAAAATCTGATATGAGGGAATGGGAAGTCACCTGTATTCATTGTGGTCATAGGCAGTTTTTAGAATTCGAATCTACGATACAAGGAAAAGAAGGAGATTATTATAAAGGGTGTGCACGGTGTAAAAAAGAACTTGATATTGGTGCGGGTCAATGGAAAGCGACTAACGAAGATAAATCACAATTTGTGGGTTATCATATCCACCAGTTAATGCATCCAGTAATAACTGCGAATGAGATCATGCTCAAAAAAGAATATTACGAAAGCGAAAGATTATTTTTTAATGAGGTTTTAGGACTACCATATTCTGGTGGGAGTAGACCTGTAACAATTGCCGAAATTCTCGCTTGTTGTGATAAAAAATTGAAATATAAATTTCGTGATGAGAGTGCTGGTAATGTAGGCGGTATGGACACAGGGAAGCAACATACAATAACGATAATGTCAAAAGATAAAGTCATATTACATCAAGAAGTCGTTGACACAACGCGATATAAAACAACTCAGGATGAGGAAGAACATGTCGCGAATGTTATCAAGCGTTTCAATTGTTCAATCTTTGTAATTGATTGGGGTTATACTGGTCAAATTTTTATCAAAGATTTACAAGTTCAATTTGGAGATCGAGTCCGTGGATGTCGTTACGGAACAACGGATGTTACAAATTGGATGAAGTATGAGGAATTCGAAAAAGTTGGCAAACAAAAGATACCGATATATCGGTATAATGTATTCCGTTCCATCGCGATGGAGGTCGTGATGGAAGCGTTTCAAAAAAAGAAGATAACAATACCCTACGCTGTCGATGGCGGTACAAGGGATATGGCCGAAACGACGTTCACGAACTACACAAATGTTACAAGCAATGCAGAAGATAAATTTGAAAAAAAGGAGTATGAAAAGAAACGATCACGAGAGCAATATACCATGTATGGGCGATCAGGCCCGGATCATTTCTTTCACACTATTGTTTATTGTTTTATAGGGTTGATAAGACAACGTAAACGTGGCGTTTATGTGAAGAGTGTTTAATTATATATGCTCTTATACTGTACTCTATTTTTCACTTCGTAAACGAGTTTAGATATCTTTATGCGGTCATAACCAAATAGTTTATCACAAACATCAACAACATTAACATGCTCATTGTGTTCCAATAACTCTTCGACCACTACGCGCTCTGGTGATTTTCTTGTCATTTATTTTCTCCCCTTTCTTACAATTCCTTCGAGTTCATTTTTCGGATGTAGTTCGTCGTATTTGATCTTTACAGAACAACCAGCACATCCGTACCATTCAAACCTATGCTTACACAAAATGTCCTCTTTACAACATCTTCCAGTCTCGTATGATGTCGCAATAACTGTTCCGGTTCTTGTTGCATAAAAATAATAATATTTTAGATAATCTTCATCTATGAGATCGATATCCACAATATTATTTCTCGCTTCATATATTGGTATAAGTCCATTGTCGGCTCTCTTATTATACCAATTTACCAAGGCCGTTTTCATTTCTTCTATTGTCGCCATAAGATCGACTCAAGGTATTAAACAATCTTCACAGATGTTAAGACTGTGGCAGTAATCAGTTGAATCTTTGGAGATTTCTATTTTGTCTGAATTGACATAATGATCCCCAGCGTCACACCAAATTTGTTTCATCTAACTTAATGATTTTACAACTATAAATAAATTTCGTTGTGACACACACAAATCCTGAATATTATCAGATTTTAAATTAGGTTCTACGAAATTTAATAATTTTTATCTTGTGTTAATATTCACAAAATAATTATAATTACCTAAACCAAGACTTTATGATAGGTTACATGACGGAAGCCACTCATAGAGTCACTCTAAGAAACATTACATCAAAAGATGTTTATTCACTCGCAGATTATGGAAGCGATTACTGGCAACAAGGTGAGGCAATCTCACCAGAAGTTTCGAGACAACTACTCCGAGACATTGCGAATGGATCACAAACAGTGGACGCGATCTTGAGACACATGACATTAGATATTTCTAATGCTGGTTATAGATTTGTCCCAACAAATGGAATGAAAGAACCGTCAGAAGAACAACACCAAAAATTAATTCAATTTTTCTCTAAACCAAATCCAGATGATGTATCTGAAGAGTGGTTAGAAAATTTCGTTTACGATTTGCTTCTCCAATCTGATGCATTTTGGGAAAAATCAGGAACGGGTGATGACTATATCGAAGATGGAAATAAATCATACTTTGGTGGGGATCTTATTGCCATTTGGCATATTGATTCAGCGGATATGTTTATCATTGCGAATAAAAAAACTGGTCAATTAGATACAACCAGTCTTGCGATGTCATACAAACAAAAAGTTGGATCTAATGTGGTCAATTTTCATTCTGATAAAATTATTAGAGTCTCACGATTTAAAAAGGGTCGCGCGTATGGACAATCCCCTTTGTTATCTTTGTTAAATATTCTTGCTGGTCAGATTAATTTAATTGGATATATCGGTGAATTATATGCTGGTAATATTCCAAAGACTCTTGTTAATGCTGGTGATCTCGAAGAGGAAGAAATGGACTTATTAATTGCTTCTATTCAGAAGCAGTTAGAGAACGCTTCCAATCCGTTTGGGTTACTCACTATCAATGTTCCTAATGGGTTTCAATTGCAAAGACTTATGGACACTCACGAATCTGGACAGTTCTTGGAGCAATTGCGTTTTTATCGGGAAGAGATATGCGCAATGTTTGGTATTCCTCCGTCTAAGATGGGTTGGGCGACTGCTGGGAAACTCGGAAGTTCTGAGAATGGAGAGGACACTTATTACGATAACATAGAAAGAATCCAGCACAAGGTCGCAAAAGCAATTTACAATGGAATAATTCTTACATTAGAATGTCCAGATTGGACTTTACAATTCAATGATATAAGACCAAGAAAAATAAAACTCTTATCTGAAGCGCGGGCAAAAAATGCCAGATGGGTTCAGGTTATGAGGCAGGAAGGTCTTGCATCACCAAATGAGATGAGAGAGATTGGAGAACTCGGTCCGATAGAAGAAAATTGGGCAGATGATCCAAGATATCCAAGTCCTGTAATTGCGTCAAGAAGTTCTGGAGAAGAACCAACAGATGGCGAAGAGCCAGAAGATGAAGATGAGGAAGATGATGGCGCATCCAAAGTTATTTATTATCCATACAACAAAAAAAAACTCAAAAAACGAAGTTTATAAAGGCAACTGATGCACCATCAAAAGAGCAAATAGCATTCCGTAATAAATTAAAGCGGTATAAAGTTGGACAAATTCCTTTAATTCGGACTTATATGATCAATGAGTTTGCTGATGAAATTCACCGAAGATTAATGAACATTTTATTTGATATTCAAAAACAAAAATCTGTAATGACAGCAACCCAATACCAAGAAGCACTTAAAAGAATTGACAAAGAACTTGGCATTTTGGGAAAAGAAGGTTGGAAAGGAATGAAAACTCCAACCGAAAAAGTGTTTATGAATACCATTGAGTGGGTTGGAACTCAGAATGGGATAGGTTTATCTATGAACACTCCGGACCGTGCTGTGATGACTCATTTCCAGAATGAGTATTTTCCACCTGCATTTGAACGAATGACCACAGGAGAAACACCTTACAATTACAAGAATACTGTTAATAGAATTTTGACGCTTTCACTTGATGAGCATTGGAATTGGACTAAGACGATCAGGGAAATGGACTCATATTTGAGCACACAAGGAAAGAACTTTCCAAGATGGATGCACGAAAGAGTTATTCGATCAGAACTTAGCAGGTTTGTCACCGAAGGTCATATTCGAGGACACAAGAAATTAGGATTTAAAAGGTTTCGAAGATTAGAAACAGAGGACGAAAAAACAAATGTAGATTTGTGTCTTCCATACAACAATACAATTTATGATGCCGATGAGGCCAGTGGAATTATTCCTGCGCATCCTAACTGCCGTGGAGATATGACTCCAGAACCTAATAAGGAGGCGAAGTGATGGCTGGTTGGGGAGCAACTTCAAATGTCCGAGCGGTGGCAAGAGCCTTCACTCAAGCATCAAAAGAAGCAGAAAAGAAGTGTGCCAAAAAAAATCTTAATCTTGCCGCCAATATATTAAGAAAAGCAAAACAAAACGCTCCTGTCGGTGAATCTGGAAATTTAAGACGATCAGGCAGAATTGAAACAAAAGGTCCAACGACCTCTTTGTATTCACAAATATGGGTAGTATTTGGTGGGCAAGGAACTGGAGTCGATTACGCAACTTACCAAGAATTAGGAACTTCCTTTTTCTCTGGAAAATTTTACCTATTACGAGCAGTTAGAGAATACGCTCCGAAGTTTTTACCTGCTAACAGAGAAGGGTTTGAAGAGGCTTGGGACAAAGCGGTAGTAAGAGCAAGTATGTCAAAATTAATTTAGAAGGTGATTCAAATGAAATCAGAATATAGAGCGATGGTATCAGACGAGCCAAACTTCCTTTGGCAAAAACAAGTATGGCAGAATAATAACGGAGTCAGATCAGTCGGAGGAGAAACAGAAGATGGAAGGATCATCGATAGTTCCATTCGATTTGATAAAGATGAAAAATACGGATGGGATGAAAAAAGTATCAAGAAATGGCTCAAGAAAAAAGGATATGATATGATATCTCTGAAGTCTGTTAAACCAAAAGATTTTGAAGTTTGGGAAGGACGAGAAGCCAAAATAGATTTCAAAATACTCAGTGATTTAAATATTGTAAACAAAGAAAAATACAAAGAAGGTGAGGACTTAATTGTTGAGGGTATAGTTAATAGCGATTCCGTGGACGCACATGAGGAAATCGTTGACCCAGAAGCGGTTATGGAATCTAAAGATTTCTTTATGAAGTTTCCAACATTTCGTTTGATGCACCAAGCAGACCCAATTGGGAAAGTATTAGACATTTGGCAAAAAGGAAATCAAGTTCTTTCAAGAATGAGAATTGATGGCGAAGAAATCAAAACAATTAAAAAAGTTTTGAAGGGAACATTGGCGGCTTTCTCAATTGGATTTCGAGTTCTTAAAGTTGAGCAATTTTGTCCAGACAAAGATGAAAAAGGGAATCTAAAATGCTATTGGAAATTTACAAAGATTATGCTTGTAGAAATTTCACTTGTGGATTCGCCAGCAAATAGAGACGCGGTGATGACAAGAAATTATTATAAATCTTTGATCGCTCCAAAATGGGTTGAAGATCAACAAGTTACAGGTTATAAAACTACTTCGATAATCGATCCATCCGAAGTTGATGAAATTGAAATTGACGATGAGGATGATGAATGTGAAGTTTGTAATTCTATAGTGTTAGAAAAGGCCGAGGATCGAGAATGTGAGTGTATCGAATGTGGGAATACAATCAAGACCACAAAGCACTGTAAAGATTTAAAATGTGCAAAGTGCGGAGGACAAATGCGCAATAAAGCAAGACCTGGACCTGGACAAAAAACGAAAATTGACTCACCAATAAAAAAGAAAAAATTGAAAACCAAAAATGGTTCTGGTGTTAATATTCACAAAATAATTATAAATAAGCCATTTAGTGATTTGGATACCAATAAGTTAGATAAAATAATAAGAGGTTTTGAAATGTCTGAAGAAAGCGAAGATCAAGAGATTACCCAAGATGGCGCTACCGATGAAATTCCAGAGGTTGTCGCACCAGTGAGCGAAGAACAGCCAGAGAATCCTGAAGTGGAAGTGTCCACTGAGGATAAGATTCTCGCTGTTATGCAGAAAATGACGGACAAACAGGATACATTTGAAAAAGAAATCCAAAAAATGAAAATGTCCGCAGAGGAAAGAGTTGCCCAGGAAGCACTTGATAAGGCAGTTGAGGAAAAATTAATTGCCAAAAATGCAGAGATGGAAGAAATGAAAGTCAAGTTTGCAGAACTTGAAAAGAAACAGGCTATCCAAGATGAAGTCCAGAAGCAACTCGGCAAACTTTCTCCAATAAAACAGAGTCTCAGCGCAGATGCCCCAGATGAGAATGGAGATGACAAATATAACAATCTCATGCCTGGAATCGACAAGTCGAAACAGCAGGCATACAAAGACACAGCAAAGATCCTCCAGTCGTATGCATCACCTATTGATGAGGACTAAAATAGTTACTGAAAATTCATGATTATAACTCTACTAACAGAGGTGTAAAAATGTCCAAAACAAAAATACCTGGCGTAGATAACGCCAAATCGTCACTTGACGGGAGCACCAATTATGGTTCTCAATTTCTCCCAACAGAGGTATCGCGTGATATTATCAGGCGAGTCTGGGAGGAATCTTGGGTAAGAAAGACCGTGACCAACATCGTAATGAAAACACAGACCTTAAAGATACCAAAAATATCAACTGGTATCACGATGCAGGGAACGACAGACAACGCCGACGATCCTGAAGCCGACGAATCAAGACATGTTACGACCGAGATCGAACTCGAAATGAAGAGCATTATTGGTAATGCTCCAATTCAGAAAAAGTTGATCGCTTACGCAGTTGAGTCCATGATGCCTGCATTAATGGATGATATCCGTATGTCCGTCGCTGATACTGAAGAGGATGTATTTGTCAATGGTGACACAACTTCAGGAGCGAGTAACATCAACGGGCTTTATGATGTTACAAATTTCCCTAATGGGGTAATTACTCGTGACCCAAGGCTTGAGTTAGATGGACTTCGAAAGATGGCTATCGATGCCGCCAATACTGTGAACGCCTCAGGTGCCAGTTTGACAAGTTCACACATTCGGTCCGCGTTTGCTCAACTCGGCAAATATGGTAAAAAGAAAGAAGAGGTTACAATTGTTGTTTCCAATTCTGTCGAAACTATCATGTATGGCTGGGATGAACTCAAGACATTGGATAAATATGGGCCAAAAGCGACTGTGTTTACTGGTGAAATCGGTAAACTCTACGGAGCAACCGTTATCTCCACCTCTCTATTGTCAGATACTCTGGGAGCAACTGGACTGGAGAGAAATCAGAGCACAGGATCTTCCGCCGATGATAAAACCGTGGTTCTTGTTTTCAATAACAGGTCACCGATCATTGGCAATCCGATAAAAGCCGACAGAAAGTTCAAAATTGAAATTGACAACGAGCCCAAAAAGGACAGGATCGTTCTCATTCCAAAAGAAGATTTTGCATTCTCCAATAGGTATGATGAGGCAATTGCCCAGATCATAAACGTCTTGCCAGGGACCTAAATCTGGTTTAATTTAGCCCCTCCTAAATGGGGGGGCTTTTCTTTATTTACGATCATTCACAATTCACAAAATCCTTTTCTTGAGGTGTTATATTGGCAAAGTTTGCAAATAGAAAAACAATCTATGTAACTGCCGAAGATGGTGTTACTGGAAGAACCTGGTTTGGGGTAGACCCAGATGGAAATAATGGAGCACTTGGTAGAGTCAATGCCAAAAATGTCAAGGTCGCTAATACAGACGGCGCCAATAACGCTCGTTATCAACTGAACCATCGAACTGGTGATTTATCAGCGACAAACTCCGATGTCATAGACGCGACTAAAACAGATCGTAATGACGAAGGAGATTTCCAATGTATTTCTTATGCTGGCATTGGCGGTGATGTCTCACTTAGAATAACTATTGAGTGGTGATTCCAATTTGGCTGACTGGCAACACAATTATTTCGGAGAACATGCATCCGATTCGGCTTGTTTGTCTTACGTAACAACCGAAGGTTACTCTCCAAACAATCTTGGCACTATAGTTTATTATAATAGTAAAAATAATAATCTTCGTGTTTTTGTTTCTGGAACTTGGTATGACTTAACGAATGTTGTAGGATCAGATAAAGTTTCCATTGACGCTGGCGCAACCCCTGGTTATATTGGTGCGACTTCTGGAACTGGAGTGTTAAGGACCGATGCCTCGATTGCATACGCAGACGGTGGAGACTTTGTTACACTAAGCGTAGACGAGACACAGTTGGACCATGACTCGTTGAATGGCGTCGCTAATTCTACGGCTCACACTAAGTTTTTATTACTTGACGGAACACGAGCAATGGCAGGAGATTTGGATTTAAATGGTAATAAACTTCTGTGTGATGTAGATGGCAATACATACATTGATACCTCGGTTGATGATGTTCTGAGTTATTACATTGGAGCAAATGAATTATATTCAATGGCAAATGATTCAATGAACATCTATGAAAGTAAAGAATTAAGATTTTGGAATCCAGCAAGAGCCGAACATAGTATTATTTGGAGAGATGATGATTACTTTTATATTGACACTGTTGTTGATGCAAATTTATTATTAATGGTTAATGGTGTATTAATTACCACTATAGATTCATCTGGGCTTATAATGGATCCGGCAATGACAATTGAGTTTGCTTTAGGGACTTCTATTAATGAATTTTCAACCGATGGAACGATGGCCGGAAATAGTGACGACGCAGTTCCAACAGAAAAAGCGGTGGTGACTTATGTTGATGCCACAGGTATTCCAAGAGATGAATGGTTAAGGAGTGGATTCGAAGATCGAACTACGTCAACATTAACTTGGACCGATGCAGGTCCTGATTATACATTATCGATTCAGCCAACTGGTGCAAATTTTGATTATTGGCATCAAGGAATTAAATATACAACTACCGGAGATACTGTCCAGATAGATAACACCAAAGAGGGAATACATTTAATTTATTATGACGGAGCAACATTGACAGCGTTTGCAAATCCAGACTATGATGATGTCCGAGATGTAATTATAAATCAAGCACTGGTATCAATTTTGTATTGGGATACATCTAGTACAACTGCAATTTATGTCGGTGAAGAACGTCACGGTAAAAGTATGGCCGGAGACACTCACGCACTAATACACTTCACGGACGGACTTTCATATCTATCCGGTCTTGGACTTAATACTTTCGCGATTGATGGTGCTGGTGCAACTGCCGATGCCCAATTTGGAGTGGACGCAGGGAGTGTATCTGATGAAGACATATATATTCCAATTAGTGCTGTTCTGTCTACTACAGGTTTGCCAATATATTATATGCTCAATGCTGGTGAATGGCAAAAGCACACTGAGGCAGGGTTCTCAGTTAGAACGGTTGATGGAACTAATGGGACAAGACTTGCTTATAATCAATATATAGCACCTAATTGGCAATTAACAGACGTTGGCAATAACGATTTTGTTTTATGCCACGTATTTGCGACAACAGAAAAAGACTATCCTATGATCGCGATCATGGGACAAAATAAATACACAACAAAAAAGAATGCAAGAAAAGGAGCACTAACAGAGATTTTCAGTTTAATATTAGACAGTATTTTATTTCCAGAGATCCGGCCAATCGCCACTGTAATTTTTCAGACTTCATTGGGATACGCAAGTGCCGTGAATGGTAGAGTGGTATCAACCGATGAAGGTGATGATTACATTGATTGGCGAAACGAGGTCATTAGTAGAACTGAAATGTCAACAACTGACCACGGATCATTATCTGGGTTGTTAGTGGACGATCACACACAATATTTATTGGCAGATGGGACAAGAAATGTGTCAGGCAATATGATCTTTGATGGTGGCCTTGATATTGGAAATGGATCATTAATCAATTTTTGGAATTTAATGAATACTGAATTTGGAATGATTTATCGTGGCGATGATTATTTACACATTGATTCTGGTAATGGTGGAAATTTATCACTTGAAAATGACGGAACTGCCGGTGTTATTTTAACAGATTCAATATTAGAGATGCAAGCCGGGTTTAATTTTGATCTCAATGGTAACAAGTTAATATTAGATTTAGATGGCGATACTTCAATAACTACCGACACTGATGACCAAATAGATTTTGAAATTGTAGGAAAAGATTTTATAATTTTCAAAGATGCTGAATATACTTTTAGAGGTGATTCATCCGATGTATATTTATATTTTGAAGAATACAGTTCTAATACTGCTCAAATGTCAAGACTCAAGTTCCGTAAATCTGCATCCGACACATTAGGAACAAAAGTGGAAACAATAGATGCCGAATATCTTGGACAAATCAATTTCGAAGGAGTTAATTCAAGTTCCGCATTCCATTTAGGCGCTTCAATCTATGCAAAACAATCTGGGGCTTCTGGGGTTTCAAAAGTTCCAACTGATTTGTATTTCTTTACTTCTACAGATACAACTGACAATGAATGGTTTATAATTCGGTCTGATGGAGATATAGAGGTAA